CGTTGAATACCTTCATGTTCGAAAGGGCCATTGGGCCTCCTTATTCGCTTGCGGTCAGGCCCTTGATGGCTTCCAGGCGTTCAGCCTTGGTGCCACCGAAGTTGCCCTTCGTGGTTTTGTGCTGACCACCACCGTTCGGCGCGCCGCCGCCATTGGCGCCGGAGCTCTTCAGAATGTGGTCGCGATGGGGGTACTGCGAGACGAGGGTTTCGAGCGCTTCGTTGAAGTCGGCCAGTTCACCCGGGCGGGAGCGACTGAAGACCTTCTGGCCCTGGGCGTCATAAGCGACGACCTTGCCTTCCTCGATCTTGAAGTTGCTGCCGAAGGTGGCTTGGACCATGTCCGCCGGCACAGCCATCTTCTCGGCGATGAACTGGGAGCGCGCGAAGCTGCCGCCGATCTTCTCGGCATACAGCTGCTGCTCGAAGGTCTGCGCCTTGCCGTTGGCTTCGTCCAGCTGAGTTTGGAAGGCCTTGCTGATTTCGCCCTTCACCTTCTCGATCTCGCCGGCATCCACCAGCTTCTTGGCGTCGAGGTTGGCGACGATCTCCAGGGCTTTGCGGGCAGCCGCGGCGTCTTGGATACCCTCGAAGGCCTTGGCGGTCTTCTCGAAGCCATCGGCGCGCTCACGGTGCGACTTCGCCTCGGCATTCAGCCGGGTGATGGTGTTGCGAGTGCCAACGGCATCGAAGGCGACCTCTTTGCCATCGTCCTCGACGTAGACAGGCTTGCCATCCTCGATTACGGCGTACTGCTTGCCATCCACTTCAACGGTCTTGAGTTTCATGTCGTCTCTCTGGGCCATCCGGCCAGTTGATGAGCCATCCGGCCCCAGTTGCGCCCCGTCCATCCGAACCGCAGGCATAAAAAAACCCCGGCATGCGGGGTTTGGTTTTACAATCCCTTCAGCTAGGGAAATAAGTTAAGTCAAGAGGGATCTGAGTTCCGCCTAGAGTCGTTTCGATAAACAGCATCATATCCGCACGTTGAATCGGGGCCATGTCATTGATTTCAGCCTTTCTGACAAGGCCCTTGAGTTCAGGGGTAAATCGGAAATCGATTTTATCTCCGAACTCCAGACGAACAGGCAGAGCGCTTGAATCGATTAAATAATTATCAAAGGCCCAGATTTTTGGCTCCCTTCTGCTTCCGAGATAGATCCCAGTAATACGGACTGGAAGACGCCCTTTAGAGGTGACCTCTAGCCCCATAGCCGACGTCCCTTGGCCAATGTTCAAAATGCCGTACGTTAGAGCCTCCAACTGCTCCTTTTGACTATGCATGTCCTCTATCCGCACCTTCAATGCCAAGACAACCGCTGCTAACGTACCAATTCCAGCAACCCAATCGGCTGCACTCCCCCAATCCGGGACAAATTTCACTGTCGCCTGGGGATTGAGATTGATCCCTGCAGTCAGGCCTGCCAACGCAGCCAAAACACATAGAATTAGAACCCCTGCGATCCCTGCCGAAACCTTCATGGCTACCTTCCTGACCCGAAAAAATGCCGAATTATATGGCTAAGAGATTCGTGCATGCAGCTCTTCCAAAGTCAGGAGTTTGCCTTTGTCGTTGTAGAAGGCGCTGAGCTTCAGTCCGCCCTGTCGCATGAGCCGGCCACGCTCCGGTCCAAGGATCTCGTCCTGCCGCGCTGCCGACTGCTTGCTGAGCCATTCGGCATAGGTGGTCTGCTGCGGCACCTGGCCATCCATGCTCGCTCGGGTCGCCGTGTCGCTGATCCCCAGTGCCAAGGCACTCTTGAGGATCGGCAGCTTGGTCGATCGGCAGCAGAAGTGGATGCGGCCCGGGCCGGCCAGCCACGGCACCTTGTGCCCGATGGGCTGGTATGTGCCCAGCGTGTACGGCAGGCGATCACGGATTCGGCAGGTCGTAGATGTGCGGTTGTCCAGCGTACTCAGCCATTCAACATGGCTGATGATGTCGCTGTTGGCCTCGAACGCCTTGTCGCTGGCCGTTTCTGCCGTGCTGGACACCGCTGAGCGGACAACCGCCTCCACCTCCCGGCGAGACCTCTGCAGGATGCCGTCAGCGTACTTCTCCGCCTTGGTGCCCATGATCTGCCGGACGGTTTCCGGCGTCGTGCGACCTTCGAGAACCC